GACCTCATCTGGTGCGACGAGCTCGTTCCTCAGGACTGGATTGAGACGCTCCGCTACCGTCTGGTCACCCGCTCGGGAAAGATGATTCTGACCTTTACGCCCATCACGGGATTCACCCCGGTCGTGAAGGAATACGTCGCCGGTTGCCGCATCAAAAAGAGCCGCTTCGCCGACTTGCTTCCTGACACCCAGAACGTGCCCGGAATCCAGAAGGGGCACATGCCGTACGTCGCGGAATGCTCCAAGGGCTCGGCCAACGTCATCTGGTTCCACTCCGTCCTGAACCGCTACAGCCCGTTCGAGCAAATCAAGCTGGCCCTGCGCGGGCGCGGCCCGTACGAGGTCAAAATCCGTGCTTACGGCTGGGCGGAATCCCTAGCCGGGTCCCAGTTCCCCAGATTTGGCGAACCCAACATCATACCGCACGACCAGATACCCAAGGAGGGGACCAACTACATGGCCGTCGACCCGGCCGGTTCCCGAAACTGGTTCATGGTGTGGATGCGCATAGACGAGTACGGAAACAAGTACGTCTACCGCGAATGGCCTGACATCAGCATGGGCGAATGGGCCCTGCCTTCGGAGAAGCCCGACGGGCGTCCCGGCCCGGCCCAGAAGTCCGGAGCGGGCATGGGCCTCACGGAAATCAAGAACCTCATCCTTTCGATGGAGAACAGGGAGTTTGAGGGCGAAGAGATTGCCGAAAGGTACATCGACCCCCGTGCCGCAGGCTCCCCCGTCATCAACAAGGAAGGGGGGACCACCCTGCTTCAGCTCCTAGACGAGGAGCCGTTGGCCATGTTCTTCACCCCGGCCGCCGGGCTCCGACTCGAGGAGGGCGTGGCCATCATCAACGACTGGTTCTCCTATGACCAGAACCAGCCCATCTCCGCGGTCAACCAGCCCAAGCTGTTCGTGTCCGAGGAGTGCAAGAACCTCATGTGGTCCTTGCGCGAGTGGACGGGAATCGACGGCGAGAAGGGGGCGAGCAAGGACCCGATTGACGCCTTGCGTTACATTGCGGTCATGCAACCTGATTACGGAGGAAGCGACTCCTACAAGGCCGTCGGAGGAGGCTCCTATTGATTTCCAGCTATGAACACCCAGACCCCACCCCTGCTCAGACTCGCGGAAGCCGCGCGCTTCTCGGGCCTTTCTAAGACAACCCTCATCCGTCTGCGCAGGCAAAAAGCCCTGCGCGTCTTCACGACCATGGGCAAGCAGCACATGTACTACCGTGACGACATCGAGAACTTTCTGAAGACCAATTCAACACCAGCATCCAATGAGCAACAGACTAAAGGACAGTAAGTACCTGCGGGACCCTCTCGTCTATCACGAGAACAAGCCCGACATCAAGGTACTGCTGGAGGAGTACGAGCGCTCCGCCTACCACGGAACGATGGTGTCCAAGATGTCTTGGGCCGACGACGTGCGCTACGCACGCTGGCCCGGGCAGACCGACGACGGAAAGAAGCACAGCTGGGCGCGCCCCGAAGGCGACCCGGCATTCCCATTTGAAGGCGCTTCGGACGTCCGCGTGCGGCTGGTCGACCGGCTAATCCGAGACCAGAAGGCCATGCTGATGACCTCGTTCAACGCCAGCACCCTGAAGGTGGGCGGCACCGAGGTTCAGGATACCATGGCGGCCTCTTCGGCCACCAATCTGATGCGATGGCTTGTCGAGACCAAGCTCAAGCCCGAGCTTCAGCGCGAGGCCGAGCTGGCGGCCGACTACATGCTCACCTACGGCTGGACGGTGGCCCAGATTGCTTGGGACCGTAAGCTGGGAATCCGCAAGCAGACCATGACCATGGAGGAGCTGTACGCCGTCAGCGAGCAGGAGAAGGCCATGGGGTCGAACGACACCGAGCGCCTCATCGCCGCCGTCATGTCTCCTGAGAAGGAGGACCTAGCGGTTGAAATGTTCAAGGAGCGTCTGCCCATCATGAAGGCCAAGGACCTCCGCAAGTTCATCAAGAGCATGCGTGAGCAGGGGCAGGGTGAGCTGGAGGAGCCCTACATCCAGAAGAACCTTCCGAAACTGACCGCCCTCAAGCCGTACGACGAGGTCTGCTTCCCGCCTGAGACCGCAGACCTCCAGCAGGCCCGCGTAATCTTCCGGCGCCAGTACATGACCGAGGTCGAACTGCGCTCGATGATTAAGACCGCCGGTTGGAGCGCTGAGTTCGTGGAGGCCGCGGCCAAGACGCTGGGCAACCATTTCTACTTCAACGACCCCAATCTGGTCCCGACGACCACCATGCTGAACAGCAACATCCAGCGTGGCGACAACCTCATCGAAATCGTCTGGGCGTACTACCGCCAGCTGGATGAGAACGACATCCCAGCAATCTACTATTGCGTGTTCTCCCCGCACGTAGGCTCCGAGGTCTACGGCATTCAGGAGCTCCTGAACTACGCCCATGGAGAGTATCCGTTCGTGGCCATCCGGTTCGAGATGACCCGCAGGCAGGTCACTGAATCCCGCGGCATCCCGGAAATCAGCAAGACGGAGCAGGACGAGGTCAAGGCGATGCACGACAGCTTCCGCGACCGCGTGGCGCTGGAAATCATGCCAGCCGTCAAGGTCGTCAAGCGCGTCGGCGCCCTGAACAGAATCGCCCCGGGTCAGGTCCTGCCCGTGTCCACCAAGGACGACTACACGTTCATGGAGCCGCCACAGGGAAGGGCCGAGATGGCCATTCAGGTCATTCAGCAGATTGAGACCAACCTTGGCAACTTCTACGGCTTCATCGTCGGCGAAACCATCGACCCGAACAAGGTCCGCATGCTCCAGCAGCTTCAGGTCAACAACTGGCTCCAGTTCTGGACTCAGGTCTACCGCCAGCTGTTCTCGCTATGCCTTCAGTTCATGCCCGAGGAGGAGGTCGTCCGAATCACCGGAGCCCCGCTCAAGCAGAACATGTCGGACATTCACAGCGAGTACGACTTCAACGTGCGCTTTGACGTGCGCGACACGGACCCGGAGTTCGTCATGGAGAAGCTCAAGGCCATCGTCGAGACCGTCGTCCCGCTGGACAGCGGAGGCGTCATCGACCGCAACAAGCTCGTTAAGCTGGTCATCGAGGCCATCAGCCCCGACGCCGCCCGCGAGCTGGTCATCGACCAGACGACGGCGTCCCAGAAGCTGTACAAGGACGTCATCCACGACGTCGGCATGATGATGCTCGGCAACGAGGCCATGTACGTCGAAAACGACCCGGCGGCCGAATCAAAAATGGCCTACCTTCAGGAAATCCTCCAGAAGAACCCCAAGGCACAGCAGGCCGCCCAGCAGGACCGCATCTTCCAGATTCTGCTGGAGAACTACACCAAGAACCTGCAGATGTCCGTCGAACAGCAGAAGAACAAGACCATCGGGCGCATCGGGGTCAGCCCGGCCTCCGAGCAGATTCAGCAGGAGATGGGCGAAGCTCAGGCGGAAGCCGCCGAGGCTGCGCCGCAGCAGCAGGAAGACCCGAACGAATACGGCGGCCAGCCCGGCGGCGTCGTTCCTCCCATGCAGGGCATGGGCATGCTCTAATCCATGAACGAACCAGACCCAAATACCAAGGCGTTCGGCTTCGTGAACGCGGACGCCGAGGAGCTCTACAAGGCGGTGCTAGTGCTGTGCGATGAGCAGTTCCAGAACGACCTGATTCGGGTGATGGACCCGACCTGCCATGGAGAGACGCGGGCTCATTTCTCTGGGCGCGTGTCGGCGTTCAATGACATGCTCAGGCTTTTTCAGGCCAACCGGGAGTACATGCTGAAGCTGACTTTGAGAGGAAAGCAGACCAACCCCGCTCAAAGCGCACAGCCATGAACCAACCTCTTGCGGTTGGATGATTTCTGCCAATTTTACGACTACTTCTGCGTGCTAAGTAACGCTGACTATGGACCCTACTCAGGATACATCGGATAACACCGAACACCTCGGACTTGAGCCCGAGGCTAATCAGCTCATGGACCAACAGAGCGAGCGTACCGACCTCGCCGATGATGAAAAACTCGCCCAATTCTTTGGACGAGCTCTGGCTGACGGTCAGTCAGAAGCGGAACCCCAGTCCGCTGACGCTGGGGAAGCGGAGGAGGAAGGCCTTTCAGATGAGCCTGAATCCTCCGGAGAGCCCGAAGCAGAGGAAGTTCAGGAAAGCGAGGAGGAACCGCAGGTCGAGCGCCCCAAGGGCGTGGACAAGCGCATCTCCAAGCTGACCGCACTGAGAAAAGAAGCTGAAGAGCGCGCGAATAAGCTGGAGGAGGAACTTGAGTCTCTCAAGCGTTCACAGGTCTCGCCTAAGGTCGACCCCAACAACCCGTTTTCGGGGCTGACCTCCAAGGAAAAAATTGAGGCCGAGTACGAGAGGCAGAAGGAAATCCGCCTGTTTTGCGAGCGCTACCCAGACGGTTACTACGAGGACGGCAAGGAACCAATCGACAAGGAGGAGATTGCCAAGGCCAAGGTCGCGGCAATCCGCGCCATCGAGACGTTCCTCCCCAAGCAGTACGATTACGTGGAGAAGACCGAGCGGTTCCATGAAGCCGCCGTCAAGGAGTTCCCTTGGCTCAAGGACAAGACGGACCAGCGGGCCATTCTGGCCAAGCGGTTCATCGAATCTGTCCCTGAAATCAAGCGGTTCCCTGACCACGAAATCTACGCGGCGCACCTTGCGTCCGGCATGGTCACGTACCAGAGCCAGAAGAAGGCCGCCAAGATGGGAATGTCGGCCCAGCGAGTGCCCGTTCAGCCTTCCATGAGCGTCGCCCCGGCGCCGCAGAGCAAAAAGCCCGACGTAGTGAAGGCCAAGCTCGCGGAAAGCCGCTACCGGCAGACCTCTTCTCTGGACGACCTCTCTGACGTGTTCAAAAACAAGTTCATCTGAGACCTAAATCATCATCAACATGGCCTCACTATTCGAGTACCAGTTCCAGAATCAGCGCCCCCTTCAGGGTGCCCGCGTCGGTATCCGCGAGGAGCTCTCCGACCTCATCACCAACGTCGACGCCAAGGAGACCCCCATCACCTCGATGGCTCGCCGCGGCTCCAAGCCCGGAAACACCACGTTCCGCTGGCAGGTCGACCGCAACCCGGACCCCTCGGTTGAGCTCGGCATCCTCGACGGCAAGGACGTCGACCCGACCAACCCGTCCACCAACCCTGACTTCAAGCAGTACACGCTCGGGTACCGCACGGAAGTGGAGAATAACATCCACATGTTCCGCCGCGCCGTCCACGTGTCCAACCTGACTCAGGACATCCTGAACATCGCTGGCGTCAAGGACGAGCTCAGCCGCCAGCTGGCGAAGGCCACCATCGACCTCAAGCGCTCGATGGAAATCACCTTCACTTCCGACATCCTGCCCTCCATCGACGACGGTACGACCCCGTACCGCACCCGCTGTCTGACGGCTTGGATTAAGAAGGACAAGGCCACCGC